GTCCATGCGACATCCCCACTGCTGTTGTAGTATCCAAAACCTTCTATCTCTGCTTCTGTGAAGTAGTCGTCTATGCTGAAATCAGTATCATTGTAATATCCGTGGGGATTGGAATATGGATAATAGCTCCCGAAATCGCTTATCTGGGATTCCGTGATGCTCACATCCGTCCAGTTGTCTGCTTCTATGTATCCCTGGACATTTATGTTAATCGCATAGCTTGAGTTAGGGGAAAGGAATGTCCCGTTGTCTACCCAGTGTGGGGCTCCTGTTCCGCCCGCAGATGCAGCTTCGCATGCGAGGTTCCCCCCATCAAAGTAGAGGTGATTCCCGGCAGGGCAGGCCGTATAGTTTCCTGTCCAGTATGTGTCTGCTTCTGCTGTGAGGAATGTATTATCGGCATAATCCTTCATGCTCGTGTTGGCGTTGCCTATGGCCGTGTTCATGTCGGATGTGGTTGAATAATCCGCTATGTCGAAGTCAGAATCATTATAGAATGAAAACCCGTCTATCTGGGATATTGTGTAATAATCTGAAATGTCAAAATCAGAGCTATTGTAGAACGAGAATCCGTCTATATCAGATTTGGTGTAGTAGCTGGACTGGTTATCTGTCCAGTAAGGTTCAGAAACAGGTGCGTAAAGCGTGTCCGCATATGTCTTGTTGAAATATGCGAGGGTGGAATTCCAAAACTCAAACGAATCTATTTCCGTTTTAGTGAAGTATGAGGACTGGTTGTCCCTCCATAGCGGTTCAGCGATGGGGGCATAGAGGGTGTCACCGTATGTTTTGTTGAATGTTGCGTAGGTGTCATTCCAGAAGTCAAAGCTGTCTATCTCGGTCTTGGTGAAATATAATGACTGGTTTCCTGTCCAGTATGGGTCAACTTCATCCCCGCCAACGATGTCCACAAGGAAGTCTGATATGTTGTAGCAGTCAGAGGAGTTGCACCAATAGTCTGCCGTCGAGGTTATGTTCCCCTGGACCGTGAAGTCATTCATGGTTCCGTATTCATCTCCCGTCAATGCCCTTGATATGACCTGTATGGACCCTGCACCGACACTCTTCACTAATACGGTTCCTATCTCCTGTGTCAGATTTGGTGTTATGGGTGCGATGTCCGTAATCTCGCCTGCTGTAGTTTCAGAAACAAACAGCATATCCCCTTCTGTAAAGGAATTCGTGTTTATGTGTTCCAGGAGGCCCACCATCATAACCCTGCCATAGCTTCCTGTCCCGATGGCTTCCACTGCGATTCCTATCGCCGGCATTGTTGATGAATTGTCTGCTTTTGCAAGGCACAGCAACGGGACGTTTCCACTCGAACCGCAGTCATAAACGGCTGACATCTTTGGGATTTCAGAGCCCTCATTCTTACCAACGAACACATTATCCCTTGCCAACTGCCTAACCATGCCGGTATCATCTATGTATTTGTAGAATGAGAATCCCTTGAAATCCTCAACATATATCCTTAGGATGTTTGCTGATGGGGTAGCTATGCTGTCCTCGGCAGACTCGGGCTTATCGACCCACAAGAATCTTCCATATCCCGTGGTCGTGAAGTTTCCTGAGCCATTGAAACTGTTATCCTGGAAATCATAGGTTGCAACCTGATTGCTGTCCTGGAAAATATAAGTTGAATTGAGATAGGTGATATTATAGATGTCGTTCTCCATCATGTTTATGTCAAAGTAGTTCTTTTGCTCTATGGCCTGGGCAGAGGCCGCAATAAGCATGATTCCTAAAACGACAGCAAGCAGATACTTTAGCCCCATTCTATCACCTTCTGGTTGTCGACATAGACCTCTATCTTATTATTGGTCGTGTCTACTTTTATGTAATTTCCCGAGGAAGTGTCCCCGAATATTATGGAATCCCCGTCTTTAGTTATCGCTTCCGTGCCTCCTATCTCGACCTGCTCGGTGTTTATGCCTGCGGTTCCGTCATCTATGGCATCCTTTATCTTTTCATGGTCCTCTGCGTATAATATAGTAGTCTGGCTGGCATCATAGGTAACTCCTGTCTTATTCACTGCCGTCCTCATATCCACTCTTGCCATAAGCATCACCCTACATAGGGCCGTGGCCTCCTTGCCTGCATGAGTGCCTCGTATTCTTTCCGTAATTGAACGTGCGTTTCCCTCCACTGTGTATACGGCTCGCCTTTTTGGATGGAGCGGTCCCCGAGGGTGTAGCCCACTATGTCCTTGAAACTCGCACCGACTTCCCTCGCAACGAGCATAAGGCCCGTGGTTATCTCCAACAGCCTTTTTACGTCCCCGGGGACCTCCATCAGTATGACACGGCTTCCCGATTCATGCGGGAATGCCAAATCTGCCGTTATTGTCGTGGCGGCCTGGGCGGATACCTGCGTGACCTCATAATATCCGTCCATTCCCTCTACCCTTACCCAGTCACCTATCTTGAACTTTGAGCCGTCTGACACGCTTATTGAAGTGTCATCATCAGGGGATGTAATCTCTGCCGTGGTTGCGGTTTCCTCATCCCCGGGCTCTATAAGGCCATAAACATACTTGATTGCGTTGTTCTGGGTCTTGTTGACATCAAAGTGGGTTTCTTCTGCCCCGCTTTTCAGTATTAGCTTTCCTGACCCCTCATAAACGGAAATGTATTGGGGTGACACGGATGTCCCGTTTATCTTGACATCCTTTACCTGAAGGACTGGGTTGTGCTTCAGAAGTATCACTTCCGTGTCCACCCTTTGATTAGGAGTAACGACCTCTATCACGGTCTTGGGCTTGATTGAGGTGTTCAGGATTTTCCCGAGTTCCTTCTCCGCCCTCTCTATAGTCTTCTGGATATCATCGTCATCAATAAGGTCTTTAGTAATGCCACATGTCCTTCTGACATCTGCAACGGTCGTTACCTGCATCGGAACCTCTTACGCCTTCTTCTTTGTTTCAACTACCTTGCCTGAAACCCTTCCGAGGACTGGCTTGACTTCTTCTTCCGGGGCTTCCGGCAGGTCAACCTTCTCTGCCTTCTCTCCGACAACCGTGAGGCCCTTCTTCTTTGCGTAGTCTGGCCTTGCAGTAACCTTCTTTACTGCACCTGGATTAAGCTGAACCCACCTGTTAGGCACAGAGCCTCCTATGCGGTCACGTTCCCTTATCTTTATGACCTTGTCTGTGTTGTTCTGCACGGTTATGGCTTCGGTAGCCTCTTTATCCTTTCCTACCATTTCACTTCACCTCATCCCTTGTATACTATATAGGCAACGAAATATTTTCCGCCGCCGATAGCAAGAATCCCCTGGTCATATATGGTATTGGTTGTGCTGTCAAGGGTTTCCATCTTGGTTTCTATTGCGGCAAGGGCATCCGTAACTGAATCCACCTCATCGCTCTGCCAAGTGGCTATTTCATATGCTGCCATTATATCACCTGAATATTAAAGGAAGGGGAATTACTTCCCCTTCTTCGCAGCCTTCTTCGCTTTCTTCTCAGCGAGCAGGGCTTCCTTTTCAGCAACAAATTCTGCGGTTATCCTTCCCATGTCATCCACCTCAAGATATTGCCTCGTTCGGGTCTACGGGTGCGGCGGTTCCAGCCATTGTATGATTCCCTATCATTCCAGTATTCGTGGCTGCACTCTCTATTGCTGTCGCACTTGTCGGAACCATTACATAGTTGTCCACTATGAGATTCCCGCCCGTGGCATTCTGGTCAATCCCTATCGAGCCTGAACCCGTTGTGAGGTTTATGAAGTTCCTCTCGATGACATTCCCGTATTCCGTGCTTGTGGCATCCATGAGGATTCCTACCGCACTGGAAACAGTGGAATATATCCTGTTGTATGCTATGTGGCTGTCTATCAGGTAATAGTCAGCACCGCCTTCGGCATATATCCCATTCGTGAAGTCACCTGCGGCCTCTCCTATCTGGCAGCCGTATATCTTGGTGCTTCTGACATCCATAAGCTGTATGGCTGTCGTTGTCGTGCCGTGGGTTCCCTTGAACACACAGTTCCTTATCACACAGTTGTCGGCTGCAAGGGCATATAGTGCAGGAACATCGGTCGTTGAGATGAATTCCACATTCTCTATTGTGCAGTTAGCTCCCGCAAGGAGCAGCATCCCATATGTGGGTTCTTCTGTGTCCGTGATGTTCACACCGCTGTCAGTCCCAGGATTGCCAAGTCCGTGCAGGTGTATCCCATGCCCGTAAAGCCTCAGGTCAAGTGCTGGCGCATAGCTTCCTGGTGCTATGAATACATGGTATTCGGCATCATCATCATAGTCATCCCTTGCCATGAGATTTCCTGCCGTGTTCCCCCAGCACTTCTCAAGTGTTGCGAATGCTCTGTCAGGAGAAAGCCCATCATTTCCATCTGAACCGTTTTCCTCATCCACGAAAAAGATATGGCCTCCGACTCCCTTGAGAACTCCCGCAATCCCGCCAGAGAATGTCACGAACTGGTCCCACCTGTAAGGTCCCCTTGAGTAAGGGGGTGATGCCGGGTCCCCTGAAGTATGCCTCAATCCTTCTGCTGTCATCTCTCTCACCTCAATTATATATGTTAAAGTAGAGGGATATACCCCCTACTTAATCTCCGTTATTGAAGAGTTGAATGCTGCCGATTTGCAGATAAGCGCCTCGTAAATCTTCAGCATGAACTTCTCCGTGTCAGTCGTCTTTGCGAGGTCCTCGTAGGTCATGTCCTGAAGAACCCTCATCTCCCACACGCTCATGTCAAGGAAGTAAATCGCTTTGCTTCCCGTTGTGTTGCTCATGTTCATGGATGGTATCACAGGAACGGGTCCCACCATGGTTTCAAGCACGAGATGGCTTGAAATCCCGAATGGAAGGTTTGCTCCCGCCATGTCCTGCGGCCTGTATCTGAACGTGTCTATCATGGCTTTCCTGAGGTCCCCGAGGACTGCGCTGGATGCCACTGCAAGGCTTATCCTGCCGCCATCGTCAAAGGCATACTGTGCTGCGGTTTCTGTGTCACCGTATGCTATGTCGGATGTGTTCAGGTCTACCGTGTTGGTCGCTGCCATGAGGTCGATTATCCCGTTGAACTCGTTTGCATCGTCATCCGTGTCACCGTTCACGATAATGTCCTCCTCGAACTCCCTCAGCGCCCTTGACCTCGTTATTACTGAAAGCTGCTTGGCGTTGGGTGCTGAAAGCGGTGCGAAGACCGTTCCTGCAAGGCCGCTACCGGTTGACTGGAATCCCTCAAGTATGTAGCTCGGGTATGCTGCCCTTGCTTGCCCTGTCACCTCTCCGAACGCATACAGGTATTTCATTGCCGTGCTTGCCCTGTCAGGCGTTTCGTCCTGCGTGGTTGCTGTCGGACTCTCTCCCGCTACGACTGCTGAAGCCTTTGCGGTAATCACGTTGTAGTCTGCGTAAGTTCCCATGTTCGTGACTCTCGGGATAAGCTCAACCAGGGGAGTGTATTTCCTCGTCTGGTCTATTATCCTGGGGTCCACATACACGGGAACCATGGCGTAACCGCCAGTTCCTACCCCGCCGGTCGTGACTCCCATGGCCTTTGCCTGGACTGCTGCCAGCCCTCTGTCAAGCAGGGCTTTCAGTTCTGTCCTGAGGTCCTGCTCTGCCCATGGGTTGAAGTAGACTGACTTGTGTTCAAGCCTGCCGAAGCAATGCTCGTATCCGCCAACCGACTTCCTCTCTACTGGCCCGACTGAAGGGGGTGTCTGGTTTAGGTCTTGTTCCATCAAAATCACCTCAAATAAGGTCAAGCGGTCCCTTCATTTCCTTTATTCCGCCCTCTCCCTTCGTGTGCTTTTCCATCTGCTCACTCACAGCCTTATACTGCGGAGCTTCCATGAACGCCTTCATCTGGGCGCTCATCTTATCTATCTCAGACTTGATTTCCTTGGCAACGTCCTTGTCCTGTATCTTGGATGCCTTGGCCTCCAAGTCCTTCAGCCTCTTATCCATAGAACCTATGCTCTCGGTAAGGGCTTTCACCTGCTTCTGCTCCTCGGATGCCGGCTCTCCGCCTTCTGGCTGGCTTTCGGGCTGCCCCTCTGGCTGACCTTCTGGCTGGTCGGCAGGCTTGTCTTCCGGCTCATCTGCCTTGCCCTGCACCTTTGCAGCATCTTCAGGTTTTTCCTTAGTGTCTGTCATAAGACTCCCTCCACGGTCTTTATCGTTAACATCATCCTTGATGTCCTTACCCTCTACCTTCCTCATAATGCTTGCACAGTAGGCTTCGGGGTCCTTCTTGTCCGGATTCTTCCGAACGCACTCTTTGAAGTTAGCATAGCCCGCAAAGGGCTTGCTCTCAATATCCCTCATGTGGTCGAGGGACTTGAGCATGATATCGGTCATTCTTGCTCCTATGTTTATGGCGTTTCCTGTAAGAGCGGCGTTGACTAAATTTAGTTTGTCAAGAAGCCTCTCCTTTATCCCGTCCTTTGCTTCCCTGAATGCTGTCTTTGTCGGGATGTATGCTATTGAAAAGGCATCAAGCATCCCAGATTTTATGTTGTTCTTTATGTTGCTTATGTCCATGACAACATTTCCCTTCTGGTCGAGTTTCTTCCATTCGGGGTTTAGCATAAACTTTACCGAAATCCCAGTTCCATCATACATGGCGCTTATTGATTTCCCAAGCGGTATTCTCGTTATGTTAAGAGCCATCTCAAGGTCAGTTTCGCCCCGCAGGGACTCGTGTTCAAAATCCAGCTTTATCCTCCCATCCTTGAACTGGGAAAGCATATCAAGCATACAGTTTTTGGTTACGACATCGTTCACCCTGTCACGTTCATGGGTGGAAATGTAGCCTATTACATATTCATTCCCATCTTCTGATTTTAGCTCTATTGAGTCAGTGCTAAAACTAAAGGTTCTGCCGTCCATATGTATATAGATTGTCGTAGCCCCTTTAAGAACATTTTTTATTTTCCGGTGATTATTGACATGAGCCATGAGATTACGCCAGCTATCGCAGCCACGATTACATATGCGGTCTTGTGCTGGGTTTCGTGGTTTGAAATCCTTCTCTCAAGGGTTTCGCCCTTTTTGCATCCATCTCTGCACAGACTGTTTAGTTTTCTGTCTATGTTGTCAACCTTCTCCTCTATGTTGCCTATAATACGGGACATCTCATCAAGGTTAGCCATGCTCCCCCTCCGGCACAAAAATTATACGGCTTCTGCACTGGACGTGCCCCGGAGGGGCCTTCCCTTCCCATTTTCCGTCAGGGTCAACGAAATTATCATTCAATCCAACCGTCTGTCCGTTCAACCTTCTGCATAAGTCTGATGTCCTGTCATCCATCTTTGCGACCCACTGCTTCTTTCCCTTTATCCCAGACTGCTTGTATCCATCAAGCAATCCCTCGTTGGATGCCCGCAGAACCTCTGTCCTTGATATCATGGTTGCCCTGTTCTTTCCAGTATCAAAGACATCCCTTACCCTTGCTACAAGTTTAGGAATCCCTTCCCCATTAAGCATTCCCCTCTCAAGCTCGGCCTTTATGTCGTTCTTTAGCTCAGTGTCAAGGTCGCTCACCCTGTCGAGGGCATGGCTCTTCAGGAAGTCTATCGCTCCCTTGTCTACCTGGAATATGTTGCCTATCTCCTTGCCTGCATCATCAAGCGCCTTCAGGAAAGATGCCTCGATTACATGCCTTACCACGTCCTCTGACTGGTTAAGGTTCAGGAAACCCTTCAGCCTGTCCACAAGGTTCCTGTCTACGGCCTTTATGTTCTTCAGGGTGTCTATTCCTTCCTGCTTCCTCAATTCAGCCGTGATTCTCTTTTCGGCATCATTAAGGATATATTCAAGCGCATCCTCCACCTTCTTTGGCGTGGGCCTCTCCCCGGGCTTGAACATCAGCGGGTTATCATAGGGGTTGCCTGTCATGGCCTTCTGGAATTCCCCTGCTTCGGTAGCCCTCATTCTGTCCCCGCAATCCGGGCATTTCTTTTCAGAGCATTTTTCCCCTGCATTCAGCGTTATTTTGCGCCCGCATGAAGGACACTCGCAAGAATGTTTCCCATGGGGATGCGCCTTCTGCTCCCCTATGGAATCCTTGCTGGTCCCACTCTCTTCGCTTGATATTCCTTCCTCTGGCCTTCCGAACATGCCAGAAACCCCGCTTGAAGTCAGGAGCTTGTCCCCGTCAGGGTGCGGGGATAATCCCATTTCCTCCCTGACCTCGTTGGCGGTCTTTATGCCTGACCTGATTTCCATGCCCATGAGGACTATCTTCTTGGTGTCTTCCCCTATGTCCTCAAGGTTGAACTGGAACTTTATGTCCTTGGCCTTCACCAGCTTGCCCTTGTCCGGATGGTTGGGGTGCATCCTCACGCCCTTCTCAAATTCAGATATCATTTCAGAGTTTATCCTCTGCTGAATCGTCTGGAGGAGCGGCCTGATTATCCTTCTCTTCACCGCCTCTGACTGGGCTATCTGGTGGGCCTTTGTCGGGTGGTCATCCATGCCGAGTTCCGATGGCGCTATGCCCTTGCATGCCCATACCAGCTTTGAGAACCATGCCTGCTGGTTAATCAGCTCAAGCTCCGCATTTGAGAACTGAACCCTTATGAACTCTCCCTTAGTGCCTATTATGGGCAGGTTGTGGAACCGCCTTCTCCAGTCCCCGACTTCATTCTTAACCTTCATCTGCTGGTCCCACTGCTTCCTGAAGCTGTCTATCCATTCTGAATCAGCTCCCTCGGCCATGAGGACTCCCTTCGGGATGCTGTTGTCGGTGTAGTATTCGAGGTTGTAGTCTACCCCATAGACAAGCATCTGGAGGGTGTTCATAAGTATTTCCGTGGCTGACCTTCCGTATATGCTGTCCGGCCTTGGGTTCATTTCAAGCCATACCAGTTCCCTCCTCCCGAAAGGCATGGGTCTGGCCCCGGTTATCCAGCCGTATTGGAAATAAGCGGGCTTCTCTGTCATCCAGTTCTTGAAGGGCGGGGTGTCCCTGCCAAAAATAGTGTAAGCGTAATTGATATCAACGATATCCGCCCTGCCCGAGAATGTCCCGAACTGGTCAGGGTTCTTCGTGAAGGTCCCTCCATCTTTTACATAAATCTCTGTCATCTCTCCCTTCCGGTTGAAAATCTTGTTGAACACCCCTGAATCTATCTGTAGAACGTCCCATAACGCCATCTTTAGCAATCTGTCGAACCCGTCACCGTTGATATTGCAGTTCTTGAACCAGGAAGTGACTGCATCGCATTCCAGCTCCTTTGGTGTCTTGCCCTCCTGCTTTGCGGACTTCTCTTCCTTCGGGTCAGTCGGGACTATCTCCCAGGGGACTGCGGATATTATGTTTATTATTGCGTTGTCTGCTGCCCAGTTGTGGGGGGTCAAAGAAAGCCTTCTTATCTCAGGGATGTCAACGAACCGGGGAAAGCCAATTCTCCTTCCTAAAGCATAACTTTAGGAATATGGAGGTTTGTATAAGAACTGTGGTAAGACAGCTTTGTAAATGGCCTCTTCCCCGGTCTTGTTTAGATTGACTACACTACCCACTGGGGCTGGTCTGGCGGGCATTCCTGCCGCATTCCAAGGGTCCCCAATATTTCTCCAGTCCGGCATTTTTTCCTCCTATGTATTTTTATATGGCATGACAAACTTCCCTTTTGTTTCTTTTTTGTCTGGCATTCATATCACTATGAATGCGAGGGAAGTCGTAAAGGAGGCGGGGAGGGCGAAGCGTAACCCTCCCCTATACTGCGCAGTCTAAAGATGGCTCCTTGATTATATTTAGCCCTATTTCCTATTTAAGCATTCAAGGAATTTCGCCAGCTTGTCCGTGAGCTTCTTTGATAACGCTATCGAGGTTTCCTCAATCGCATTACCTATTTGCTTTGATGCCTTTATCTTCAGGCAGCCTTCATCGTCTATCTCAAACCAAGTGTTTTCGTCCTCAAGGTTCATGGCCCCCTCAAGCGGTGTTATTGTCACTTTTCCTATCTGCATGGTTCACCTCCTTTCTTTAATAATATCATATCAAGGTATTCTTCACATTTACCAGATTTTAATTTTCTTATTCTCCTTCCTATAGTATATATTTCACTCATATCTGTATCTCTTCATGGGAACCTTGTGGCCTTTCCTCCTGTGCATCCTCATGGTCTTATATGACCTTGAGCCTATCTTAGTCCCGCAACTGCATAGCCTGTAATACTTATATTTTGATAGCTGTTGCATAGACATTATTATCACGCAAACCCGAAGGCCGGCCCGGTTCCCAGCCCGGAGCAAGCCAGCATGAGGGAGTCGCTGAAGTCGGGTGACTTGGCAGTCCCTACCTTTATCCCGTCAAGGGTCTTTTCCCCGGGGTCTATTATCACTATCTTCTTTGAGGAAGTCCTCTCATACCTCAATCCCGAGAGCTGCATCACGAGTTCCCTATGGTCAGTTATGCTTATCCTGCTTTCCTCAAAGAGAGTCCTGAGGTTCCAGTATAACTGTGCCTTCTTGTTCCTGAACATATCCGAATCAGCCGCCTTCTCGGGACCCTCCCCTACCATGACCCTGACGGACTTGTATCCCCTCTCCTTCAGCCTCGCCCATACCCCGGAACCTACCCCGGTAGCATCCACGAATATAGGCTCTGACTTGTCATGTTCCTTCTTTCCCAATTCCTCAGCAACCTTGTCCATGCAGTGCTGGACCAGGCCAGAGGTTTCCATGGGGTCTTTCTTCATCCAGTTGAACATATGGGTCATCTGCCATTTTCCGTTAGCGGTTTCCATCCTTATGAGGACTGTTATGTCACGCCCAAGCTCTGCCACGTCAAGGCCCCATGCCACCTTTGCGTTCTTAGGCATGTCAAATGGTGTCCTGCCTTTGGCCTTCTCTATGAACTTCCAAAGAATAAGGGTGTCCTCATAGTCTTCCGGGTATTCAGATTCATACCATATCTTGAACCCTATCGGGCCTAATGCTGTTTTCTGCTCCTCCACGAACTCCCTGGTCAGCCTGCCTTCCCTCACGACCTCCTCCCAGCCCACCTTTATCTGCTCCCAGTTAGAGTCCGTCCTCGCCTCGAACATGAACCCTTTCGCTGACGGGTTGGATATGAACATGGCATTTGCGTTTGGGGAGTCGCCGAGCATCCTAAGTATCTTAGTCCTTATTATCTCGCCTGGTATCTGCTCGGCCTCGTCCACTACTATGTCAGAGCCCCCGAACCCTATCAATGACCTCCCCTGGGCGGCTATTGAGGCGGTTATTATCATTATCTCGGAATTGTCCTTGAATGTTATCCTGGACTTCGATAGTTGCCTCCTCAACCTCTGCACGTCCCTTTCAGGCCCTTCAGGAAGTTCCAGCCTGCTTATTATAATCTCATGGTCAAGGATGTGCTGTGATATGTAGTTCATTATTATGGAAGTGTGGTCCTTCGTGGGGGCTATTATCCTTATCTTCCTGCCGTCAAAGAAGCATGCCACTATTATAATCCCCAATGCCACGGCTACGGACTTTCCCGCCCTGGTGGTTGCCCAGCAGAGGGTCCTTCCCGCCCTGCCGTATATTATTGTCCTTATTATCCTTACCTGGTATGAGGTTGCCTCAAAGGGGTTCCCGTCATCATCCTTGAAGAGGACCCTGACAAGGGCCTTAACATTCCCTGCGAGCAACTTTGCGAGATTCATAATAATCGTCTATTATCGATATTGCCAGTCGGAAGTTTAGGATTTACTTCGACGATTGACTATCAGCTTCTTCCTTCAGGGCCTTCTTGATTTCCTCTACCGTAAGCGTTCCCTTTATGCTTGCGTTGACGTTGAGGTCGCCTGACATCCTTAACGTGGTCCCGTAGAAGGTCTTTGCCAGCTCCGTCCCTGCCTTTATGGTAAAGAACCTGTCCTTCAGGGTCCCGTCATCGGACTGCCTCATCATCTGGTTAACCATGTCCGTTAGGTGCTGCCTCAACCCTTCAGAGCCCTTTGTCATTATGTCTATTGTCCTCCTCTGGACATGGGCTGGCATCTGCTTCAAGGCGCACAATCCCTTGAATTCCTTCTCGCTGGCTGGCTGGAAGGAGCAGGGCCATAGGGGGCATTTGGGGGAACAGTTCTTTATGGCTTTCAAACGGTTAGCTATGCTCTTAGCTGGGCTTCTGGCCTTTCCTCCCTTTATGCTGTCTTCCCTTGTCAGCTTGTGTTCCTTTCCTTGGAATGGCATGGTATTCTCCTTAATAGCCTGAAGTGGGTAGCGGGCCTGTGTTGTCAGTTTCCCACCAGTTCTTCTTCGGGCCTATCTTGTTGTTCATGTCCTCGAGGATTCTTCTTATTGATTTCAGCTCTTCAAGGACTGGGTTGCTTGAAACCTTTTTTGAAGCATCACCTACAAGGTTGAGCATTTTTCTCGCAATGAACAGGTCTATGAATTGCTGCTTCTTTGTAAGCTTATCAAATGGCTTCTGGGCATTCTTGTTGTAGGACTTCGGATTTAG